CAAGACAGTTAGGTATATCTACTTTAACTTCTGCTTTCTCTTTATGGATGATGTTATTTGAACAAGATAAAAACATTCTTGTACTTGCAACTACACAAGCTACTGCCAAGAATATGGTAACTAAAGTAAGATTTGCTTATGATAACTTACCTTCTTGGATGCAACTTCCAGTATTGGAACATAATAGATTAAGTTTAAGATTAAAAAACGGTTCACAAATTAAAGCTGTATCAGCAGCTACAGATTCTGCACGTTCAGAGGCTGTATCGTTATTAGTAATAGATGAAGCTGCGTTTATTGATAGGATTGAAGACATCTTTACCGCCGCTCAACAAACCTTAGCAACCGGAGGCCGTTGTGTTGCCCTATCTACACCTAATGGTGTTGGTAACTGGTTTCATAAACAATTCGTACGTGCACAAAATGACGAGAATAATTTTACACCAATCAGTCTACCATGGACTGTACACCCAGAACGTAATCCAGAATGGCGCGAACAGCAAACCAAAGACTTAGGTATAAGAGCTGCTGCACAAGAGTGTGATTGCGACTTTAGTACATCAGGTAATACAGTTATTGAACCTGAGATTTTAAATTGGTATCAACTTGAAACTGTTAGAGAGCCTATAGAAAGAAGAGACATAGGACAGGTATATTGGTTATTTGATTATCCTGATCCAATGAAAACTTACATGGTTACGGCCGATGTAGCGAGAGGTGATGGAGCAGATTATTCTACCTTTCATGTTATGGAAGTAGATACAATGGTACAGGTAGCTGAATACAAGGAACATATTTCTACAAAAGAATTCTCACGTAAATTAGTTGCAACTGCAGTAGAGTGGAACAATGCATTACTAGTTGTAGAGAATGCTAATATCGGATGGGATGTTGTAACTACTATTCAAGAAATAGGCTATACCAATTTATACTATTCACCTAAATCAGAATTAGTAGGTACACAAATTGACTTATATGTAAGCAAGTTCGATAGAGGAGATGGAATGGTTCCTGGTTTTGGAACTACTACAAAAACTAGACCTCTTGTAATTGATAAAGCAAAATCTTTTATACACGAGAAACAAGTGGTGATTAGATCTCAAAGGTTATTAGATGAATTAAGAGTGTTTATTTGGAAGGGAAGAACAGATGGAGATGCAAAAGCACAAGCCCTTCAAGGATATAACGATGACTTAGTAATGTCTTGGTTCATTGGCTTATTCCTTCGCGATACGGCTATTAGATTTAGACAAACTGCAATGGATTTAACCTATGCAAGTCTTAATAGCTACAATAAAACAGGAGGAAGTAAAGATAGCGGATTTGAAGTATACAATGGCGGAAACTACACTAATCAACAAAATCCATGGCAAATGCCAGTAGGTAATGGCTATGATGATGTGACTTGGTTATTATAACAAAGATATTTATTAGATATGGCAGAAGAACAAAAACAACAACCGCAGAGAAATCTGTTCTCAACCTTAAAAAGGCTATTTTCCACTGATGTCATTATCAGAAATGATGGCGGAGAGTTAAGAACAGTAGATGTAGACAACATTCAGGTAGACGGTGTATTGCAAACCAATGCACTTGTCGATCGTTTTAATCGTATTTATACGACCTCTACCTCTTACGGTACAAATTTAAACCTAGCACAGAACTATCAATCAGCTCGTGTTCAGATTTATGCCGATTATGAAGCTATGGATACGGATCCAATCATTGCTTCTGCGTTAGACATTATTGCTGACGAGTGTACTCTAAAGAATTCACAAGGAGATGTAGTTCAGATCAGATCAGCAGACGAAAATATTCAAAAGATACTTTACAGCCTTTTCTACGACGTATTGAATGTTGAATTCAATTTATGGTTCTGGATTAGGAATATGTGTAAGTACGGTGACTTCTTTCTTAAGCTTGAAGTAGCAGAAAAGTATGGTGTTTACAATGTAATACCATTTTCAGCCTATAACATTGTAAGATTAGAAGGAACTAACCCAAGAAATCCATCAGAGGTAATTTTTAAATACGATCCAACAGCAGCATTAGGTGCTACTGCAGGGTATTCTACTTCATATCAAAATACAGATTTAGGTATTACGTTTTATAACTACGAAATGGCTCACTTAAGGTTAATCGGAGATATTAACTACCTACCTTATGGCCGTTCTTATTTAGAACCAGGTCGTAGATTGTATAAGCAATATGTGTTGATGGAAGATGCGATGTTAATTCATAGATTAACTCGTGCACCGCAAAGAAGAATCTTTTATGTAAATGTAGGAGCTATTCCTCCAAACGAGGTAGAAAACTACATGCAACGTATGATCAATAAGATGAAGAAAACTCCTCTTGTTGACGGAAAGACTGGTCAATACAATTTAAATTACAATGTACAGAATATGCTTGAAGACTTCTTCATTCCTGTACGTGGTAATGATCAATCCACAAGGATAGACAATGCTCCGCCTTTGGAATACAACGGGATTGAGGATATTAACTACCTTCTTAACAAGCTATTTGCTGCATTGAAAATCCCTAAGGCTTTCTTAGGGTATGAAAAGGATTTGACAGGTAAGGCTACGCTTGCTGCAGAAGATATTAGATTTGCACGTACTATTGAGAGAATTCAACGTATTGTTATTTCAGAATTAACTAAGATTGCACTGGTACACTTATATGCACACGGTTACGATGACGAATCATTAACTAATTTCGATCTTGCTTTAACTACTCCTTCTATTATTTACGAACAAGAGAGAGTGGCTCTAATGAAAGAGAAGATGGACTTAGCTGCACAGATGATGGAAAATAGTTTCTTACCTACAGACTGGATTTATGATAAATTATTCCAATTCTCTGAAGAGGAGTTTGATGAATATCGTGATTTAGTAATTGAAGATAAGAAGAGAATGTTCCGCATGAAACAAATTGAAGAGGAAGGAAACGATCCGGCAGAATCAGGAGCAGCATACGGTACGCCACATCAAATTGCTTCAATGTACGGTGGATACGGTACAGCACCTCTTTCTGGCGAAAATGTTCCTCAAGGATATAACGAGAAGAATCCTTCAGAACCTACTAAACTTCCAGGAAGACCTGAGAGTAAGGTTTCTTTGATTAATACAGCAGAAGATCCTTTAGGAAGAGATAGAATGGGAGTATACGATTTAAAATCAAAACCACAGACAGGTGAAGCTGGTAACTCATTGAGACACAAGTTCCACGGTGGAAGTCCATTATCTTTAAAAGAAGGATATACTGCAACTACTGCAACCTTTCTTCAAACTAAAGAATCTCTTAAGAAGTTATTCAATGGAAAAAGGGTAAATCTGTATGAAGAACCAAGTCAACTACTTAATGAAGACCGTATCAAACCAGACTCGGATTTAATATAACACGTTGATATTTATTAGTAAGCTAAATAGTAATGATCAAACATAGCAAATATAAAAACACAGGGATACTATTTGAACTCCTAGTCAGACAAGCAACGTCTGACTTAATGTCAAACACAGATCCCAAAGCCGTAAAGATATTTAAGAAGTACTTTACAGACACAGAGTTAGGAAAAGAGTACAATCTTTATAGTACTGTGTTAAACGCACCGAAACTTAACGAAAATAAGGCTGAAATCTTAGTAAGCACTATTACCGAACAAGCCAAAAAGCTTGATAGAGTTAAGTTAGATAAAGAGAAGTACAACTTAATTAAAGAAATCAAAAAGCACTACGATCTTGATAATTTCTTTAAAGCAAAAATTGAGACTTATAAAATTTATGCTTCTATCTACACCCTTATTGAGAATCAAATCTCTAAGGAGTTTTCTGATACAAAGCAACTCATTACCAATAAGTTAACTCTTCTTGAACATATTACTAAAGAATCTTTAACTGAAAGAAAGGTAGCTTCTAAGGTAGTAGAGGAGTTCATGAAAGAAGATAAGGAGATTAGAGTGTTAGCTTACAAAATCTTAGTAGAGAAATTCAACGATAAGTATTCAGGCTTATCTGAAAACCAAAAAGATTTATTAAAAGAATATATTAATAATATTTCTGATACTAAAAAGTTAAGAACTTACTTAAATACTAAATTGTTAGAAGTTAAGACTGAAATTACAGGGTTTAAATCAACCACAAAAGATAGAGTTCTTCAAATTAAATTAAACGAAGTTTTAAATTTCATCAAACCTATGAGTCCTAACGAGTCTATTAAAGACGAAGTACTTATTGGTTTAATGCAATACTACCAGTTAATCAGCGAGTTAAAAGCTACTAAATAATGAATAATCAATTTGCTACACAATTTTTACGTGAAGAAGTAGATCAAGATTGGTTGAAAAATTCTATGACTAGCTTAGGTGCTGATGAGGAGCTTATTCAATTCACTCTTGCACTTATTGAGAAAGGATTAATTCAACCTGAGAGAGCTATCGAAATCATGAAGCAAACTTTAGGTTTGTCTGAAGACGGAGGTGCAGCTGCAGCTCCTGCTGGTGGTTCTACAACTGGCGGCGGTGTTACAAATGGTGCTTCCTTTACTCCTGGTAATGGCGAGCAGTATGCTGCAGGCACTAGAAAGAAGAAGTACCAAGAAGGAACTTTTGAAGACGATGAAATAGCAATATATGATGACAAGAAAGGCGGAACAGTTAAAATTTATGCTAAACCAGACGGAAGTTTTTACGGAGTAGGAGATGATTTTGATTTTACTGCAAAAGACGATATCGAAATGATTCGTAAACTTGCAATGTGGGGAT